TCCGCGATATTCTCACGTTTCATTTGCATTTTTTGGTCGTAGGCGTTAACGTAGTCGGCCAATTCTTGGTAAGAACTCTCAATATATTTTTCAAGTTCCAACTCACAGACCTTATTAAGGAAATTGACAACGCCTTCAGTAGTTTTCTCTCTCCCTTTGTATACAGTTTCAACAAAAGGACCCATATTAAGATAGATACTATCAGTATCAGAAGCAATAACATAATCGATCTCCTCGGTTTTCAGTACCTTGTTAAGATACTGATTCATTTTATTCTCAATCCATCGGATAGATACTTGTCCAGATAGAGTGATGGCTTCTGCATTGGCAAGTTTATAGTAACGGAAATACTGGTTACCGATAGCACCATAAGCAGAGTTAAGAGCAATCTTCTTGGCCATTTGAACGTTATTGCATCTTGCAATTTCTTTCTCCAGTGCGACACTTGGATTTTTTTCGTTCTCTTGTTTTGCCTTAAGCATTCTCTTCTTGAAGACGACACGTTCTTTGTACATCTTCTCCATCAACTCGGGCAAGAAGCCCTTCACATCCTTGCGGAACATAGCACCATTGGCACATACCGCATAATCAGAATACATTTCAAAGGTAATATCCTGATTAAGAAGTTTATCTACAGTAGCAGAAGGATGACGAGTCTCAACCAGAGTCTCTGGTGAGATATTGTATTGCATAATCAAATGCGGATACAGTGAGTTCAAGTCAAAAGAAACCACCCAGTCATACTTACCAGGCTTAGGTTCCTTGACATATGCACCAGCATACTTATCATCTTTCTGATTACGTTCCTTCTGAGGAATGACAATATTCTTTTTCTTCAAATAATTATAAATGATCGCATCCCATGTGCGAACCTGATAGGCAATATCACTAAAGTTAACCTTTGCGTCATAGGCACGAGTGAAACACAAATCAATAAGACGTAGTTTATCCTCAAGTTTATCTACAAGTTCTACGTCAACAATGTTGTAATCTACAAACTTCTTCCAATTACCATGGTAAAACTCACGGAAAGTATCAAACTCAGAGTGATCTAATTTCTTTTGACCCAACTCCATAAAGGCAATATGATCCAATCGATAACTCTCTTGGTTCGGAGTTGCAGGTGACTTTCTATAGAGATCAAGATAATCAATCACAGAAACACCAGCGAGATCATATCCGATCTGTTTGCGTCCCATGATTGTAAACTCATTTCGTCGAGTAATATTCCAAGGAGACATTCTCTTGGCAAATTTCTCGCCCATGATACGTTCCATACGTCCCATAAGGTATGGAATATCATACAACTCACAGTTCCATCCAGTAACAACTTCTGGAGAATACTGTTCCCACCACCGAACAAACTTTTCAATCAGATCAGTTTCTGTATAACAATGGATATACTTATAATCCTTCCTGTCCGTTTCATATGGGCGGGTTCCCCAAGTGATGATTTGTTTAGTGGTATAATCCTGAACCGTAATTAGAAGCAATTCTTCTGCACAATTAAAAACATCGGGGAATCCACTCTCCGCAGCAACCTCGATGTCAATTGTGATTAGTTTAATTTTACTGATATCAAACTTGATTTCATTCTCGGGATAATTATCAGAGATAAACTGATGTGTATATCTCTCATTACCATAGATACGAAATCCCTGAACAGAATTATACTTGTCGATAAACTCACGACAATCACGAATACTGCCAGGTTTGACGGGTTCTACAGATTCACCCTCTAGAGTTTTGTACTTAGACCGTTTCTTTGTAGGGACAAAGAGAGTTGGCTGATACTTTTGTCTATCACTAAAGTGTTTTCCGTTCTCATATCCTCTTACTAAAATGTCATTACCAATTAGGAAAACGTTAGTGTAGAACCTCATGTCGTTGCTAGTTTCAGGTAGGCGTCAATAAGTGATTTGTGTGGTTCGACGAGTGTTAGAATACTCTCGGACGACATCATTATAACATTATCGTCCGTATAGTCTACCAGCCAAGGAACCAATCTTTCTTGCGGAGGCAGATCTGTTTCGTGTTTACCCAAGATTTTATATGGGGAAGTAAGTTTGCAATTCGGTTGACCGATATCAGCAAGAACTTCTTCAATCTGAGTAATCAATACCTCATCATTCTTTAAGATAAGGATTTGTACATTAGTTTCCGAGTCCATCCATTTTCTCCTTATAGGATTCTTTCACAGCTTCAAGTGGTTCTACAGCAGTAACAATCCACTCTGGATCAACAGGGATACGATTTTCAGCAGACATCGGCATCCATTGATAGAACCTGCAACTATATCTAGGTGGTCCAGATTCCTTTCCTTCGGTCAATAATTCTGGGTCTTCAACCAACTTAACGATGAAAGGATTGGTCAATACCATAAAGATTGGCTTCTCATTCTCATCTACCAACTCTTGTACATCTGCAATAACTTCCTCATTTGATTTCAAGAGCAAAAGTTTGATAGCCATTTCATCCTTTGATAGTTAAGTAGGGTGGGAGGAGGGAATACTTCGTACCCTCAAGTTATGGGAATCGCTAAAGCGAAAATTAGTACATAACAACAATGGTTCCCTTGGTCGGGGTTCTACTATTCCTAGCAGCGAGCACCACCTCTAACCATTTACATTACCCCGCCTAATTCCAACAGGGTTATTCAGTCACTCCCCGTTGAACCCGTCGATTCAACAAATATATTATGACACAAAAAAAGGGGGGTGTCAACTGGTCTTTGCCAGTTACCCCCTGCGGCGACGATATTCTTAAGTATTTATAAGTAATCCTTCCGTGCATGGTGGTCAGGCACTACTTTCCCCAAGTCAATCGTCAATAGCCCATCCTCAAAAGTAACTGATCTAACCTCCGTGTCGTCGCTGAGCGTCCAACCGCGGCTGAAAGTTCTTTGAGCAATGCCTCGATGGGCATATCTAGTTTCGGATTCGTCAGAATCTTTGTTTCCAGTGACGTAAAGTTTTCCGAATTCTGTGTAGACATTTACCTCCTCCTTTTTAAATCCTGCAAGAGCAATTTCTAAACGAGATTCTACGTTGTTAACTTGAACTAAGTTGTAGGGAGGGTAATTTGTCGTTTCATTTAGAGCAAAGAGACGGTCGAAATAATCGTCCATACCAATTGCATTACGGGTGATCTTATCCATTAATGCAGGAAGATCGGCCGTGGTATATCGTGTTAGGTTTCCCATTGTACTTCTCCTTTTAAAGCGAGATTTGATTGTGTGGACCCCGAAGGCATCCACTACTAATTATAATACTTTCGCTCTAAAACGAGGTGTTGCAAACCCTCTTATTGTGTTCGGTTAACTGAATGGCGGTCCCCAAATCCATGCAACCAAGACTTTTCTTGTCCCAGAAAGTACGGGTGTCACCCTATGATAGGCAAATGAAGGAAACATTGCAAAGAGTCCCTTCTGTTTTGGTATTTGGATTTCAGGAAAAAGTTCTAATTGTCCTCCCTCATATTCTGAGGGATCACTAAGTTGTATGACTATTGTTAATTTACGGGAAGGTGATAATCCTTCATTGTAATCATGGTGCCAGTCGTATCTCCCATCTTCATCTCCGTTATAGACAACATATTCAATGGTGTCAAGTACAGAAAGATTAAATCTATAGTAAGATGAATTTAATTTATGTGCTACATCACCTACTGCATTAAATAACCATCCCAATTCTTGACCATTTTCAAGAGTACAGACAGAAGATTTTCTATAATTTTCTTTATATTCTACAGTTCCCCCAGAATGAAGTTCCATACCTTCAGTATATTGGAGGATCCAATTCAATTGTTCATTCGAAAACACACCTTCAGCATAGACAAAGGGTGACGAAGATCCCTGCGGTGGTGAGCAGGGAGGCATCATATACATTAAACTTCTGCTTTCTTTTTCTTGCCGATATTATACTTAGTCTCTAGAGTCCAGTCACCCTTATCTTTATAAGAAAGAACCTTAATTTGGTTCAATGGAGCAACATCTGACGTACTCTCTGGAGACACAATACTGATCAGTCCCCAATCTGATAGTAAATTAATAATTCTATTTCTACGTTGTACATCATTGAGAGTCAAATTAGCGTGCTTCCCATCCAACGCAAATAACTCTTTAAAGTGTACAATGTAATATCGGCCTTGCTTATGTAGAATGTGGCATGACTGATAAATCTTTTTCTCTTTACGGGAGGCTACCCCAATACGAGTGAGAGTTTCTCGCACTTTCAAAAAGTCATCTGGTTCATTCAGAGTAACTTCTACCATTTGGTCTGGCGACCATGTAACTTCAGGTTCTGCAAATGCAGTCATTTCACACCTCCAACATTCAATCTGTCTTTAATAAATTTGAGTTGATCTTTATTTAAAATCTTCAAAGCCTGCATCGCCTTTTCATTACTATAACCATAGTATTGTTTGACAGCATCAAGGTTTTGAACTTTATCCTTTCGGAGCCAAGGAGAGAATCTCTTCTTCTTCCTGATACTATTTAGATAAAAATCATATTGTAGTTTGTTGTCGAGGCCTGGATACTGATTGATCTCATTAGAAAACATGACAGTATCAACGAATCCAGAAAGACATTTATTGATAATAAATGCTGGATATTTCTTCTCTCTTAGAGGATCTTCTTCTAGGAGATTTTGTTTATTGAAGTTGATCGAGTTCAACCAGTCTTTGAGTTCCATTATCTAATGATGTCAATGTTTTCAGGGTTTCTATTCCAAGTTTCTAACTCGGTGCGTAAACGTCCATCCGCTTTAAGATTGTTATATCTATTTGTGGCTTTCTTTTTCCACCACTCAATTATGTTTTCCATGTGGAACTTGTCATAATTCTGCCCAGGACACAGATTTTCCTGTGTACCAAGAATAACTTCACGAGCATTGCTGAATCCATAGTCCGACATGTAGAATCTTTTCTTCTCAGTCAGATTTTTTGCACTTACAATCGCAGTCTGGAACTCCACAGCCTTTTGAGAAGGTAAGCTTTTCTTGATGATCGCGATCATCTTTTGTTGAGTCTTCAACTTTCGACTCGATGCGTCCTCCTTCACTAGAAGTTTGTCGTTGTTCCTTGCTATAAACCATTTGTTCAGATCCTTGAATATATCATCATGCAGAAGCGGTGTAAAATCACTCTCAGTGAGTCCCTTATACCTCATGTAGGGTTTGAGTCCATCATACTGAGAAGAGGACTTTGTAGACCCGTATAGAGAGGTGGTCTCAAAGAGGCAGATGTCTGCATTATATTTACTATTTAACTTCTCTCTTGCCGTATGTGAACAACACATTAAGGCAAGTAACTTACCCCCAAGGTAGTTGAAACCAAAGGGTTGAGTGGGAACAATAATGAATCCCATAATCGCATGGCGATTAAACCTAGTGAGTTCGGGAACTTGACCCAACCACTCATTACGAGGTTTAGAATTAATTGTAGGGGATCCAAATCTACAGAACCCAACAATCTTTTTTGTATTAGTCTCCTGTACAATCCACTTCAAGGACTTACCAGGCACAGAAGATTCAATTGCATGAGATGTAGTAATCTGAAGACGTTCATTAAAGAACTCATTACTAAAACTATCTTTCTCTCCTGCTGCATAAACTTTAAAGTTCATGTCTTGTGGGTGCATGTCAAAATCAGAGAACATATCGTCCTCTGGACCAAACCCAGGCAGACTAGGAGTCTGTTGAGAAATTCTATCTAACTTGACATTACGAAGATATTCATCAATCCTTCCCTTATTAGAGAAGTAATCAATGAACTTACCTGCTGCGTATACGGCATCGGTTTCACATAACTGCATAATTATAAAAGAGGAATACAACCAAAGTTGTGAGAAGGATCTGTATCTGGAGAGTCAGTTAAAACATCAAATCCAATGGTAATTCTTACACCATCATAGTCAGAGTTATTTACCACCCTATGGCGATTGTAACCAGGGCCCAGATAAACATTTCCTACTTTGTTTTCAATTTTGAATCCACGTTCGAATTCAGTTGTAGTATCTTTAGGATCGATACTTACATAACCATGCCATTTGGCATCATGATTATGCCAATCTAGGACTTGATCCCGAGTATGAAAATTCACCCAAGATTGAATCCACAACCTATCATCATATCCAAGTTTGTCTCTAATGATTGCCCTTAAGGCAGAGAACAACTTGTACATATGTACAGATGGAGAAGTGGCACCAAAGATATTATATTCGTGATAATTCCCAGTAGTATTAATTATACCAAACTTAGTCAATGCTTCATGGGAATGAGTCAAATCACTTATAAACTCACTCTGATGTTGTTCAACATAATCCCAGTTAACTAGGGTATAGTCGTTCGCCATAGAAATCATAGTCTTTAGTGGTCGTGGTCATCAAATGGATCTTCAAGTCCCTCGTTATCGAAGAACCCTTTGTAGATACCGTAGAGAACCATAATAGTAACAATCACTCCAATAGAAATTGGAAATGTGATATTGGGGTCAGCATTATAATGATGAATCATCACAGAATCAGTTTTTTCTCAGGTGGGGTTGTCAATACTTTGTCGCCATACAATTGAGTATATTGTTTGACTACTGGTTCTGCAACTTCTACATTATAGATAATGAATTCTTTACTAACAGTGATGTCTGGTTTATCAGGATTAATCACCGTAGCCCATTGAGCAAAACCATATGTTCCCTGATTGGGAAGAACAACCAAACCATTCCTAACAGTGATTGTTTTCTCATCTTCGGAAACAACTTCAGCTACTACTTCTTCACCAGTAGTAATTCTTAGCAACCTAATATTCATTGGATAAATCCTCCACTAATTCAATGTCTTCAAATTGGTCTGAGGTGATTTCATGTGGACCAATTCGATACCAATGATCACCTTCTTTTTCTCCAAGATATTCTAAGTCGTCACACTTATGTTCTCGCAACCACGCTTGGAGACGTAGATGTTTCAATTCCTTTTCACTAATCATTTGAATTCACATTCAACCATCAATTCAGTCAACGCCGCGAGGAGATTGATTTCCTGATCCGCAACGAAGGCAGCTTGATACTGATACTTAGCAACAATGAGGACAGCAGCAGCAACACTAGGACCATCAAGGGTTTCAGCCAAAGCATCGTAAATACGACGCAGAAGTACAGTAGAATCATTGTCCAAGTTATTGACAACCCATTTACGAACTTCAGGGAATTTTTTCTCTTTGATGTTTTTAATGACATCGTTAATATTTACCTCAGAAAATGCGGCTAGAATACCTGTATCAATCTCACCACCAACAGAATACCTTTGACACTCATTAAGAACACGTCGCCAATCAGGGAAGTGTTTAGTTACGAGTTCAGCAAGGACACGCGGATTTGATTTAACACCCTCAAGATCCAAGATTTGCGTGAGACGTTTGTGGAATTCCCCTGCGATTGCAGGTTTGTTCTTTTTGGTGATTGCGAAGTCAACAACTGAGCATCGAGAATGTAGGGGGTCGATGATTCGGTTCTTGTAGTTGCAGGTGAAGATGAATCGACAGTTCTTACTAAACTCCTCAATAGACGCCCTAAGTAAGAGTTGTACGTCGTTTGTTGTGTTGTCAGCCTCATCGATGATGATGACTTTGTGTTTAGTATCTGATGTAAGCGAAACGGTCGAAGCGAAATTCTTCGCATTGTTTCTGACCGTATCGAGAAAACGTCCTTCATCGGATCCATTGATGACATAAAAGTCTACTCCTAATTCGTTACACAAAGCTTTGGCAACTGTAGTCTTACCGATACCAGGCGGTCCAGATAGGAGAAGATTAGGAATCTCTCCTTTTGTTAAAAATTCTTGAAAGGTTTTTTTAGTATCCGCTGGAAGGATACATTCTTCAATAGTCTTAGGTCGATATTTTTCAACCCAAAGAAATTCATCACTCATAATCAATTAGACCCAATTCGGTTTTCGGGATTCGTCACGAAGATAATTAGATGCAACCCAAGGTTTGCTCCTAATGTAATTCTTGTAAGCAGTAAAAGTGTCAATGCTTGTGTCATATTTAAACTCATCAGGCATTGCACGGGCAAAGTTTTCGGCTAGATGATAACATGTAATTGCTAGATCAGTATTCTTGTGGAAGATTCTCTTCGCTTCGAATAAAGTCTTAGAACAAGAATGTATTTTATCATACCTACGATGATATTCTGAGGCAAGGGCACAACCATGTTGAATCAACCAAGCAGTATTGTGTACATTATTTGCAGCCCACTTAGTACATGGATGATTTCTAAATGCACCCTTCTTGGTTGCATATGGTTCCCCGTTCATCTTATGCAGATCACCCCAATTAAAATACCACTTAGAGTAGATGATGCTAAGCATCTGACAACTCTCAAGTGGCATCTTGACGATATGTTTGTCAGGGAGTGACCGAGCGGACGTGTGAGGACATTGATCGGTCACAAAGATGTTCATTCTTCCCAAGTAATATCAGGTTCCAAAGCAATATAATAAGTCAAATCATATTCAATGGATTTGAATTCTGACAAAAGTTTACGAGAGATTTTAACTTCGTAACTGCCAGGAATAATTTTAATGTTCTCTACCTTGAAATGCATGGCAAAAGTCTTATCAGTTTTACCAACAAGAGTAGAGAAACCATTGGATGTATCATTCTTGCGGTCATGTACTTGAAGGAAGATTTTACCATCCTTACCAATAACAGACCAGTCATCAAGATGTGATACTGCAGCAGCCTTGCGTAGTTTATCAAACTGAGCAGTCTTGAGAGTGAACTCAACATCAACAGAGGGGAGTTCAATCGACTTCTCAGGAGGAGAAACAATCACACTAGGATCTGCAAAGAAAGCAACAGCTTCGTCACCATCTTCTCTGAGTTTCACAGAAGTTTGTGAGTTAAAGTGGAACTCTGGTTCCTTAAACAGATTGACCTGATTCAAAAATTGAGGCAGATCATAGATTGCAAAGTCATGAGGGAAATCCTCATCTACATTTGCTTCTGCAAGGATATTCTTCATCACAGAAATGGTACGAAGTTTTGTACCTTTCTTGAAAAGGATAGATTGGTTGATCGTAGAAAAGTTACGCAGAAGGTTAATAGTACGATCAGAAAGTTTCATAGGTGTCCTTAGTTTCATTATCAAGCCCTGAGAAATGCCAGAGGAGAATACAATAGTGGATGGCTTTAGTAATGTCAAGTTTAGACTTACCACCCTTCTTGCCAAATCGTGACAGGTATTTAATTGCATTAGATCGGCAGAAAGCTTCTGCGTCACCAATACTCTCAATTAGATCGAGAGTTTGTGTTTTTGATTCTTGTGAAGTATAGTGCGAACGATACGTTGAAGAAAGGTAATCACGAACCTCTTTCAGGATCTTGTCTTCATTATACTTCCAAAATCCATTGTTTGCAAGAGGATCAACATTAAGTTCAAAATTAATTTCGTTCTGAAGTTGATCGTAAGCAAAGTTAGAAGTGTCCAATCCTACAGTACCATAGAGATTAGTATCAATATTATAACTCCAATCTGTGTTGGAACTAATGTTAATCTGATCGGGAGATGGGTTGCCAGTCATGTAAGTGTCCTCTTTCCAAAAATCTTGATTAGGGTTGTCAGGATGATAACGTCCGTTCTCATCTCGACCTTCAAAATAATCACCTTGGATTACTTCTTTTTTCATTGTAGGATCGTTCATACGGCGGCGAGTAACAGTCTTACCTTTATCGGGAGATTCATAAATGAAAGGATTCTCCCTGTCAGGATCATTGCGAGTGTAATCGTACCAGTATTTTGAATGTTCGATGTCCTTTTCTTTGTTGCTCATAATAGGATACTCATCATCAAGTGTACCATTAAGTACGTCATAAAGTAGTGACCAAGAATTAACCATAACAGAAAAGGAAGTCGTCAACTAATGATTCGGCCTTTTCTTCGCCAAACTTACCCTTTAGATAACCTGATACAGGATCAAGGGCTCTCATGTATTTGTCAAAATCATGATAGGTTTTGTACATGAGATTCTGGCTGGGTTTCTTTGATTCTAACATGTCTCTGTAAACAGTCAAGTATTTTTTGAAAGTTTCCAGATGTTCATCAACCTCATCGAACGTACATTTAGCAATGTAGATGTTATCTGAGAAATGATTGCCAGGTTCAAAGAATCTATAATCTCCTTCAGACTTGGGTAGACCCTGTACAGAAAAAGAACAGTGTTCTATAGGGTGTTGAAAGTCAAAAACAATAATGACTTTCTTCTCAAAAAATCCCATGAGATCCATACCGAAACACGGCACATTCTCACCAGTCCTAGGATAGATTATATTGTTGTAGATACAGGATTTTTCATTCCAGATCTCAACTTCCCTAGCCTTATTGATGTACCAATTTTTATCAGTTCCATACACCTTGGCGGTGAGAGAGGTTCCTTTCCCCTCCCACTCGGCCCAAGTTGAATGGTGGTACAGTTCTGGAAAGGACTCAAATACTGCTTCCTTCCAATGTTTCCATAGATCCATTCTCTTCAGAGTCAAAATTTACATCTGCATCTACCTTATCATACAGTTCCAAGAAGGACTGTTTGGTTTCATCATCAAAACGATTGATGCAAACTTGAATGGCCTTTGCTTTATCTTTCCAGATAGAGAAGGCACGGATGATGTGTACAAGACGACGGGTAGAAATTACTTCCTCAATACCGCCATCATAGAAGGTCTTACGAATAATGTCTGCCCAGTCTACAAGACGCTTACAGAACTCTGTGTCATCGCAGAGAGCCATGAGGATTTTCTGTTCAACCGATGGACTTGGATATTCCTGTTCCATGGTGATGGCAAACCTCTCAAGGAAGGCTTCGTTGAGCACGTTAGTACCAATGAATCGTCCGTCTTCGGAACCTTTACCTTTAGTGTTAGCGGTCGCGAAAATTTGGAAACCTTCTGCGGGCGTAATGAACTTGCCAATCTTCTTGAGGAAAACTCCCTTTCCTTCGAGAATAGACTGAAGACAGAGAATCTTGTTGGAGGCAAGGTCGATCTCGTCAAGGAGCAGAATAGCACCCCTTTGGAGGGCTTCAATGACGGGTCCATTATGCCAGACGGTTGCACCGTTAACAAGGCGGAAGCCACCAATAAGATCATCTTCGTCAGTCTCTACAGTGATGTTTACACGGATGAGTTCTCGTCCGAGGGTGGCACACGCTTGTTCAACAGAGAGCGTTTTACCGTTTCCAGAGAGTCCAGTAATGAACGTCGGATAGAAAAGACGGGACTGAATAATTTTTTTAATATCAGTGAAGTTACCAAACTTGACGAAGGTATCATCTTTAGCAGGGATAAGGTTCTGTTCAACGGCAGGTAGAGCAGAAGGAGCTTGGAAGTTCTTCTCAAGCTTTTCTTGGATAGTAAGGTTCCACTTACCAATACCAGCTTTGTGACCTTTCAAACGCTTCTTAACAGTAGCGAGAGAACAGTTGAAATGATCAGCAGCACCGAGCAGTTCAGGAACACCAACTGACTCTCCATGTTGTTCAGTCAGATAGTTTGTGAGGTCATCGGTTGTCACGGGGACGGGTTCAAAAGGCATTTGTTTGTTTGTCGATATATCTATAATACATGAAAAACCCCCTGTGTGAAGGGGGTGTGGGACACTTTGTAGACTGTCTACTGATTGGACCTTTTGAGTTCCTCAAAATAGGACTCCGATGCTATATGTCCTTTGTAGCCAGGATAATGTCTCTCCATCATTGCAGTAATTCCCATTGCAGTAATAGCACTGGTGCAACGAATCCAGACTTCTTTCTTGTCTTCTAGGATAACGTGAGGTAATGGAAATTTGCCAGGACGTTGAGATCGTCTCCAACGGTTAGGTCTTTTCATAAGTAAAGGTTTTGTTTTTCACTTTGGTATCGAATTCACCTGTTCTACCAGGCCTCATCTTACCAGTA